GGTTGTATACTAGGTAGTGGAACAAGTTTACAAAAACTTATTGACATAGGGATATCTTTGTGATATCATGGTTATATAAATAGAAATGCAATCGTTAATACGATTCAAAGTTTGGACAGGACGAGGGTGCGAATCCCTCCATCTCCACCAAAAGTACATTGCGCCTTACTGCAATAAGGTGTCTTTGCAGAGATACAGACCTCACGAGGGTTTAAGACAATGTATTTTTGATGGGGATGAATAGGATCGACTGACGGATAGAGATGAGAGTAGATTGCCGTGGTGACTTACGTTAGACAGTCAACAAAACTAAACGCAAACGATAACTTTGCCATATCTGATTTCGCCTTAGCGGCGTAAACGCAGGGAGTTGTCCACTTACTTAGCAACAGAAAAGTGGAATTCAGCGGGTGTCGTATAATGGCATTACAAGAGGTTTCCAACCTTTTGACGGAAGTTCGATTCTTCCCACCCGCTCCAAATTATATAGTGTGATGACTCAATACATCCATGTAGACCTACGGTAAGTCTGCAAAAAATCGGAGAAGGTTTCGGTATTATCAATACCACCTTCTCCACCTTTTTAACCTGTTAACAGGAGTTTGTAATGAATCTAGAAGAACTAGTTGTGATGACACCAAAGAAGTTTGCGCTTCAGATAGAGAAAATAGTTAGTCAAGGAAACGAAGTATCATATATGGATGCAATATTAGATTATTGTGAAAAACATCAAATGGAACCAGACACGATTGGGCCGCTAATCTCAAAACCACTTAAACAAAAAATAGAAGCAGATGCAAGGAAGTTGAATTTCTTGCCACGAGTAGCAACCCTACCAGTTTAAGGACAAGTCCAATGGAAGCGTGGGAATCCTACCAGATGTATCTTGGTCTGAAATTGCACTTCACTAGTAACTATGATTATACTAGATATGGTGGAAAGACTTCTGCATCCAAGGCATCGTTTCTAAAAAGAAGAGATAGATATTTCTTCGCTAGAGTGGCAAGAAAGTATGGTGAGAATACACAAGACTACTACATTGCAAACTTCGTGAAGTCGCCAAAAGGATGGCTGGGTGATTTCAGTGAAGAGAATTACTTAGAATGGTCTAAGAACAGACAGTCATTGACGTATAACTTTTTACAGGACATGCACTTTTTATTTGATCAAGTTGATGAATTTAATTCAATTTTCTCTTTACAAAGTGGTAAACATCCTGTATTATTAAAGAACATACTCGCAAAGAGAGTGAGTATTGAGACGGCGGTAATCCTACAAGGGTTACTAAATTATGTAAAACGGTTTGATGAAGGAATGAAAGATGACTTAGTATGGCCAGACACGAGACGATTAATCGTCAAATACGCCGCATTTCTCCCTTATGATAGAGAGAAGTGTAAATCAAAACTACTCCAACTAGTGAAGGAGACATTCTAATGGAAGTGCAAGTTGCCAATCCAGTTCGGTCAAACGAATCGAATGAACTTATTAGGGAAAGAGACTTCTATCGTTCTAAGCTTGTACAAGCAAAGACACGAATCAAGACTCTTGAGTTTGACTTGTCAGAGCTTCAAAAGCGTGACATAGTACTCTCAAAGAAACTTGCTGAGTCTGCTAATAAGTCCAATAATGGTTATCGCCCTCGTTATCGTAAACAGGCGTAATTGTTATATATCCTGAGTAGGATAATAAACTGCTCAATTTTATTGAAGGAATTGTTATGAAATATAAACAATTGTCACAGAATACATGGTTGGTTGAAGTCCAACAAGATGGTAAAACAAAAGAGTTGTTTTTTGAATTCCCAGCAGGATCATTAGATTCAGTCGGTTGGGATACAGGCGATACTCTGTTATGGGAAGAACTACCAGACGGTGGTTATAATTTGACAAAGAAGGATAATGATTAGTGACAGAGATTAAGGAACTAAAACAAATGGTAACATCAACAAGATTGATTAGTTACAGTCAACCCCCAAAGGGTGAGGATGGTATTATTGGTATTGATAATGTACAAGATTTAATCGCATTCTGTGCTCGTGTATCTAATCCTGATAATCAGATGAATCAAGAGACATCTGAAAAACTTATTAAGTACTTGGTGAAACATAAACATTGGAGTCCATTGGAGATGGCTAGTGCTACGATTGAAATCGACACTACTCGTGACATTGCTCACCAGATTGTGCGTCATCGAAGTTTTGCATTCCAAGAGTTTTCTCAGCGGTATGCTACTATTGATAACTTATCAATGGGTGATGCATTTACTAAAAGAGAATGTCGTTTACAGGATACAAAAAATAGACAGAACTCTATTGAGATTGAGAATGACCCTTCTCTTGTAGAGAATGTAAAACACCAAGAACTGATTAAGGATTGGAATCGTAGGCAACAGGGTGTTATTGAAACATCTCGTAAAGCATACCAATGGGCAATTGATAATGGTATTGCAAAAGAACAGGCTCGTGCAGTCCTTCCAGAAGGGTTGACCAAGACTCGACTATATATGCAAGGTTCTTTACGTTCATGGGTTCATTACATTGAACTTCGTGGTGCGAATGGAACTCAAAAAGAACACATGGAAGTCGCACATAAATGTGCGAAAGAGATTGCTAAAATCTTTCCATTAATGGAGAAACTATAGTGTATAAGTTTATACATGAAGAACCAATAAAAGATGGCGCATTAGGCGCCATCACAGCACATCATACTTCAAGGATAGAATTTTCTGTATTATCAGATTCTAATCTTGATGAGATGTGTGAAGCATTTGAATTTTTTCTGAGGGCGAATGGATATTCGTTTGATGGGAATGTTCAGATAGTTCCAGATGAAACGGATGAATTGATAGACTATAAATCAATGCAACAGGACATGACGGAACTAAATGGTGATGGTAACAGAGAACGTGGACGTTACGGTGAAGATACTGCTAAGTACCGACCAAAACAGACATCTCTTTGGGACGCAAAACCAGAAGAGTGGGATGCTCTTAGAAATAAAACTTGAAAAAGTTATTGACAAAGCCCCACTTTTGCAGTATAATAAATACTGTTACATGATGAAATGCACAGTTATGCTGTGCAGATTGTGAAATACTTAAACATACGACAATATACGGAGAAAACAATATGTCAATTTCAGCAATGAGAAACCAGAACAGTTTAGATAAACTGTTACAACAAGTCCAAAAGGACGAATCACCAGCTACAGAAAAGAAATCCTATGCGGATGACCGTCTGTGGAAACCACAGGTGGACAAGGCAGGCAATGGGTACGCAGTACTTCGATTCCTACCAGCACCAGAAGGTGAAGAACTTCCTTGGGTACGAGTTTGGAATCACGCATTCCAAGGCCCAACTGGACAGTGGTTTATTGAGAACTCTCTTACTACTCTAAATCAGAAAGACCCTATCAGTGAGTACAACTCACAGTTATGGAACTCTGGTGTAGAATCAGATAAAGAGATTGCTCGTAAACAAAAACGTAAACTGCAATATTTTGCAAATGTTTACGTTGTGAGTGACCCGACCAATCCTCAAAATGAGGGTAAAGTTATGCTTTACAAGTTCGGTAAGAAAATCTTTGACAAACTTATGGAAGCAATGCAACCTGAGTTCCCTGATGAGACACCTATCAACCCATTCGATTTTTGGGAAGGTGCCAACTTCATGTTGAAGATTCGCAAAGTAGATGGTTACTGGAACTACGATAAGTCTGGTTTGGATGCTAAATCTGCATTGAAATCAACTGATGAAGAGTTGGAAGCAATCTACAAGTCACAGCATTCACTTGCTGAGTTTCTTGCGCCGTCAAACTTTAAATCATATGATGAGTTGAAGACTCGTTTGGATGCGGTATTAACAGGCAAACTTACTACTGGTAAGACTGCTGCAGAGAGAATGCAAGATGAGGAGTCTACAAACTTCACACCTGAGTTCAAATCTGAACCCGCTCCACAACCTTCAACAGTGGCAACTGCATCTGATGAAGATGATGATGCTATGTCATACTTTGAAAAGTTGGCGAATGAATAGTATCTATGCTAGGGTAGCGGTGTAACACACAGACCCAAAATAGATAAGTACGGTTGTAGTATACAACACACTAGACGGCTAGACTGTACCGAATATAGAGAAAGAACTTAGTGTGGGAGAAAGGGATAGAGTGTAAACTCTGTCCCTTTTTTTTAGCGTCAAATATTTATTGCTGTCAAAACAATGACATTGCCTAAGTATATACGAAAGGATAGGTATTATGTACGAATGGAATGACAATTACTTTTTTACTATATGCTGTATTATTATTGTAGTATCTTTTGCTTGGGTTGCATATATTTACTTTGATGATGAATATAGAGGAATAGATGCTGAATGGAGTGCAACTTTTACTTCGCCTGAGACATTTTGGAATATAAATCGTTAACAGCACTCTTTTATTATAAATAGTAGTTATTGAGAGAGAACATATGGATTTACTATCATTTGTGGGAGATGTTGGAGCTCCAATAGCAGGGGCTATTGCGGCAGGTTATTTCGTCTTCTTAACAATCAGATTTATACTAGCAGGCGTTACTGATAGTGTAAAGACGCTAAACAGTATCATAGGACAGTTGGACAATCGTGTTCAGACTATGAATAATGACTTAGTAAAGATTGATGCTTTGATGAGCTATGCGTTTGGGGTGAAACCTAACATAGACAGACTTGCAGCGAATGAAGGTAAAGAAGATGCTCGGCGTGATTAGGGGATAAATTTGGACGAACTTGCAAATGCAATAAAAGATTATGGTTTCCCTATTATAGCAGCAATAGGACTTGGATACTTTGTATACTTCATATGGAAGTGGGTAACTGAAACTATTGACCCTGTAATTGGTGGAGCAATGGGTACGCTTATTGCATTAGTAGATAGAATTAGAATGCTTGATAATGATATGATACGTCTGAACACGAAACTCTCAATGTTATTAGAACATTATGATAAAGAAGGCAAACCTATAGATGGGGATGTAGAAAAAATATTACAGAGGTATGGATCAAGACATGAAGAAATTAATAGCAATAGGAGTACTCCTAACAATAATCCCGACACTTAGTCACGCTAGTGATTTAGTACACACTTTCGGGAGTCCATCATTTAGCGGGATTGGCCAGTCTCAACACTTCCTTTCTATTGCTCAGATTGAGCATAACAGAAAACAAAAATTAAAAGATGATGCTGAAGCTGCTGAACGAGAAGCAGCAAGAGAAGAAGCAAATAAAACTATAAACAAATTTATCAATAACGTAGAGTCTCGTATCTACGCACAAATTTCAAAAAATCTAGTCGATAGTATGTTCGAAGATGACGGTGCTTTAACTGGTACAGCAGAACTAGAAGGTGCTACGATTTATTGGGTAAAGGATTTGACAGCGGGAACTATCACTGTAACAATTACAGAAGAAGATGGTACAACTACTGAACTAGTTGTTCCCCTAACAGGATTTGGGTTCTAAATGGAACAAGCGATATTATTTTTAATATTTACATGTTTGCTTGGTGGATGTAGTTCCCTCGCAACACAAGAGAACCTAGACATTAAACCACCTACAACATTTGTAAGTGGTGTACAGGAGAGGCTAGAAGACCTCCCATTACTTGATGCTCCACCGATGACTATTGCGGTGTACTCGTTTCAAGATAAGACAGGACAAAGGAAACCAAACGAAAGGTTTTCTTCACTATCTTCCGCTGTAACTCAAGGAGCAGATTCTTGGGTTATTGATGCACTACAGAGTGCAGCAAAGGGTGATTGGTTTATAGTGATAGAACGTGGTGGACTTAATAACCTAGTTAAAGAAAGACAACTAGCAAAGTCCACATATGAACAATATGAAAAAGGTGAAAACAAACCAGAGCTTAAACCCTTGAAGCTCGCTGGTTTATTATTGGAAGGGGGTATCGTTGGATATGATTCTAATATCGTAAGTGGTGGTAACGGATTACGCTACTTTGGTGTTGGAGGCGATACTTCCTATAGGACAGATCAAGTCACAGTTTCTATGAGACTTGTTTCTGTTAACTCTGGTAAGGTTATTTTGACAACAAATGTCACAAAAACCATTGCTAGTGTAAAGGACGATTTTAATGTCTTTAGGTTCTTCGAAATGGGAACACGAGCATTTGAAATGGAGAGTGGTGCGGCTGCTAATGAGCCGACCTCTGTTGCAGTTAAGGCGGCAATCGACCAAGCGATTATTAATATGATAAGAAAGGGCGAATCTAAAGGACTGTGGGATTATGAAGAAACAGACCTTTACATAAAGGAGAAGAAATGACCAAAAAAATTATAGGGTTATTCTTTGTTATGGTATATTTAATGATAGCGCCACCCTCTGCTGCAAATGATATTTACATTACACAAGTAGGGGATAATTTGGACTTAGATATTACACAGGACGGTACAGATAATGCTATTGGCAACTCTACTACCGCTGCTGTGATCAATGGTGATGGGATGACATTTTCTATTAACCAGACAGGTAGTTATAATATTATTGAAGCTACTATAAAAGGTGCAAACTATACTGGTACATGGGCTTTTACAGGTTCAAGTAACACAGTAGACTTGGACTGTAGCTCTGCTGCATCTGGTAATTGTGACGATGTTACTCTTAACATTACAACTACTGGAGACGGAAATGCTTACAGTTTTGATATTGGCGAAACCGCTGATGCGTCAAACAGTGTAGTCAACTTTACATTAACAGGCGATAATAGTATTTTAAATTCAACTATAGATGGTAAAGCTGCAACACTCACTGTTAATGTTAACAATAGTGCGTCTTTAGCAACAACATCTGCTGCAATGGATGAAGGTGTTGCAATAACAACGGTACAAACAGGAGATGGTGTAAACGGACATACAGCTATAATTGATGTAGTTGGTGGTGGTGGAACTATTGATATTAACCAAAGTGGACTAAACGACCAATTAATAGATATTGATATACAAGGCGATAACTTTGACGTTGATATCACGCAGTCTGACTAGTATATTTTTTGTTCTAATAACAACTTCTGCATATGCAAATATTGGAAAAGTTGTCGAACAAAAAGGGGTTACTAATATTGAAAGAGGAGAAGATGGCTTTGACTCTATAGATAAAGGTTTCGGTATGAGGGCAATGGACACAGTTCGTACTAAGAATGGTCGAACTGCTATTGAATTCATAGATGACACTAGGGTGGATGTAACAGAACACTCAAAGTTAATCATTGATTCTTTTGTTTATGACCCAAATACACAAACAGGCTCTTTATCATTAAAAGCGTCCTTCGGCACAATGAGATATGCTTCTGGACAGATTGCTAAGAATAGTAGACAGAATATAAAGATTAGAACTCCTACCGCCGTAGTTGGCGTTAGGGGAACTGATTTTTCTATGACAATAGATGAGCTTGGTAGTAGTACTATTGTACTTTTACCATCATGTAATGACTTTGGAAATTGTGTAGTTGGAGAGATTACAGTTGCATCTGAAGTTGGTATGGTTATAATGAACCAAGCATTCCAAGCAACAGTTGTTCCTAGTCCATACTCAGAACCTACTAAACCAGTAGTACTTGACTTGGATGAAAGTAGTATTCTAAATCTTCTCATCAGAAAGAAACCTGTAGAATTAGATAAAGACAGTGAAGAATCTAGAGCTAAAGAACTTGCAGACTTCTTAGGAATAGATTATCTACAGTTTGATGCTTTCAAAACAAACGAATTATTAGATGTGCAAGACTCTTCATGGTCAACAGAACTAGACTTAGACTTTCTTGGAGCAGATTTGCTCGCAGACATTTTAGACATTCTTAATGAACAACTTGCACTACAGATGAGAGATGAATTTACTAAACAGCAGGACGGTGTACAGTTAGGAAAGAATCCAGATACAGGTGTTGAGATATATGATTACAATACAAACTGGAAGTTTAGAAGAGATGGTGGAAATAATGTATTTGATGCTAATTTAAGTAAGAACCATGACTACAGAATTAACTTAAAACAAGACGAAATAGAACTCTACGATATCCCCATAGGGGAAGGAAGTAATAATGAAATTACTATTATCCAAGTTAGGTAAATCAGTTACGGGCACTCATTTGGGTGTGCTATTAATATTACTATTCTTTACTGCACAAGTTTGTGAAGCGAACGAAATTTATGTAAGACAAGTTGGTGACANCTCTGACTTGACTATATCACAAGATGGTGCTNACAATAAGATAACTGGTTCGGGTGGTAGGGCTCTATTGAGTGGTAATAACACAAGCACAANCTTTACACAAACAGGTGACAATAACCAAGTGTGGTCGTATATGAGTGCTGGCAATGGACAACAGACAGTTGCACAAACAGGTAATACTAACTCTACTTCTGTAGACTGTCACGGCAACAACTGTGTACAAACCATTACACAAAATGGCAATAACAATGCGGCAAATTTAGAATTTGGTAACGGTGGTGATTACGATAACACTGGTACAATTACACAAGACGGTAACTACAACGTAGCTGGTATAGAAGCAAATGGTGATGACAATACCTTTGTTATAGATCAAGACGGAGACAATAATGATGTTGGAGGAATTACAAATGCTCCCATCACAGGTGATAGCAATACATTATCAATAACACAAGATGGTGATTATATGGAGTTTGAAGGACATCTTGTAGGTAGTAATAATAGTTTAACATCATTTCAAGGTGGTAATGCTGATAATAGTTTTATTCGTGTTAATGCTATTGGTAGTAATAACACAGGCAACCTACGTCAAGGTAAGAAGATAGATGGTACTGTAGATAATAATGACAGTGGTAACTTTGAACAATATATAACAATATCTGGTGACAGTAATAATATTAGTACTTCACAAGTAAATAGTGGAGGCACAAGTTCAGACCATCACATGGCACATATTATAACAGGAGATTCTAATACATTATCTCACTTACAGTATGCTGATAAGAAAAAAGAAGGATTTGTTGAAATTACAGGAGATGCAATACTGTTACTCTTGAACAAAGAAATAGTGGAAATCACTTTGCAGACATAGTATTAACTGGTGATGACCATACTGTAACCAGTGTTCAAAGAGGTGGTATGTC